TGCTACACAAATAGCACCAATCATTACACAACTTATATCAGTATCCGTAAGTAACGATGACCATTTGGTTAAAATGGCAACAATAGTTCAACGATTGATTTTAGCGCAAGGAAAATCAAATGGAGAAGATGGGTGGATGAGTGATGAAGAAAGAAAACAACTCCTTATGGAAATTGAGGATACTGCGGTAAAGATTGAGCAAAAGACCGATGATAAATTAGAAGAAATTGAAGAAGAATTAGAACAATTAAGACAAGGGATTAAGTAATGTCATTATTATATAGGGGTTCACTTTCAGGTGGTTCTATAACTACATACGGTAAAAACAACCCAAACACAATTGCTGTTGTTGAGAAAGTTTTTACTAAATTGGAAGATATAAAAGATATTCCAGTAGATGTATTGGAAAGAATATTTTCAGATTTTGAAGATACTGATTATTTTGAAGAAAATACAAGATTATATGGAACTATAAAATTTAAGTTTGGAGCAGAGGCGGAATATGATGAGAAAAATGTAAATATTGCATTTCCATTTGATAGAAATAATCAGAATCTTCCTGTTGAAACGGAAAGCGTTAATATCACTAGAATTGGTACACAATATTATTACACCAAATTAAGTCACAATAATTTGGTAAATTATAATACTAACCCATATGTTAATCGTATAGTAAAAACAACTCCTGAAAATTCAGGTGGAAATAATACATCAAATGATAGAATACAAGAAGTTGTTAAAACTGGAATACCAAATTCTACAATAGATACTCAAACATCCAAAAAAAGAAAAAATGGATTTCAAGGTGATTATTTTAAATACGATACAAAATTTCATCAACTCTCATTAAGAGAAGGTGATAGTGTATTTCAAGGTAGATTTGGAAATTCAATTCGTTTAAGTGGATACATACACGAAGACAAAGCGGATGGTAAAGCTTATCCTGCATTTATTATACGAAATGGTGAAAATGCAGAAAACAAATCAAAAAAAATATTTGATATAGTTGATGAAGATGTAAACAAAGATGGTTCATCTATACATATAACATCTGGTAATTATATAACACCATATACACCAACATCTGCAAATAGTACTCGTTACAAATTTCCAAGTGAAGCAAAGGGTGACCAAATAATAGTTAATACGGATAGATTAACATTATCTACAAAGGGTGATGATATATTTTTAATATCCAACCGTAATCTTTCTATATTTGCAAATGATACGGTTAGTATAGATGCTAGTTCTATTGATTTTACTGCCAACGATGGTAATGTAAGAATTACTGCACAAGCAAATAACGATGTTATTATTGCAGTTGAAGGTGGTAAAGTTTTATTGGGAGCAGATAATAGTGAGGGTTCGGTTGATGCAAATCAAATGATATTGGGTAATAAATTAATTAGTTTGATAGATAGATTAATTCAAGCAATTAACTTAATGACGATAGCAACACCATCTGGTCCATCTGCACCTGGTCCTATTGATAAGGCAACATTCACCGGATTAGCAAATGAATTAAAAGATTGCCTTTCATCTACTAATTATTTAGTATAATGTCCTGGAGTATTTTTAAGCAAGAAATGGTGTCAAAGATGGAAAACTCTTCATTCAAGAGTACGGATGAATTTGCCGATTTCTTTACTGAAAAATACGATGAATGTATGCAAAGAGGTTCAGATTTAATAACAGGAAATACTGTAATTAGAGGTAATACTGAATTAATGCGGTCAATTATATTATATGCGCTTGAGGTTGGTAAAAATTCAAAAACGGAAGAATTTTATAATCAATCCATTTCTTTATTAGGAAAAGGAGCAGTTGCATATTGGACTGGGGCAGAGTTAGGAAAAATACCACCCAAAACCCCAGCTCCGGGTACTATATTAAATTTATCAGTTGTTTCAAATATTGTAATAACTCCTGGCATATGGCCAGAAATACCATTTCCAGTTTTACCAAATACATCTAATAATCCATATTTAGATGCATTCATTTTTCAAGCTACAATACATTTAATAACCATATCTGGCTTATGTTCTACAATATCTCAATACCCACCCCCTTCCCCACCGGGACCTGGTTTATTGCCTTGGGTTGGTTATAAAATAGATATATTAACATTAGATAATGGTTTAAGCCTATTAAACGATGTTGGTATAGATACTTCAATTGCAGATTCTGCTCTAAATGCATTAGATACTATATCCAATATAAAAGATACTTTAAGTGGTGTAATAATGTAATAACTGCCTTTAAATAAAATATTCACATTTTTAATAACATATATTTATATAAGATAAACTACAATATTTTTTATGAATCAGACAGAATTAATTAAAGGATTGGTAAAGGTTTTAAGAGAAGATATTAGAAAAACTCTTAAAGAGGAAATCCGCAAAGCAGTTACAGAGGTACTGAATGAAGAATTACAGACACCATCTAAACCATCAGTAAATGAAAATTACCAAGCGGTTTCAAAGGATGATGGTAATTGGGGTGAAATGCGTTTTAATAGAAATAGCGTAAACCCATCAAATCCAGTAAAACCAATTATCACACCCGATATGTTTGGGTATGATGCAAACGCATTTGGAGAACAAGCAAATATGCAAGATACTTATTCACAAGCCGGTCCATCGGTTGAGCAACAAGCAAGAATGTTAGCACATAAGAACCCAGAGGGTGTTGAGTTAGTAATGAAAGCAATGAACAGAGATTATTCACAATTAGTTAAGAAGTTTAAGAAATAATGGCATACGAACTACAAAAGAAATTCATTATAGATACGCAAGACAAAAGTGTCGGTGTATCTTTGCCATTTACAAAAGGTAATAATGGTTTCTTTGCAGTTACTTATACTACAAAAGAACAAATAAAATCAGACCTTAAAAATTTGATTTTAACTAATAGAGGAGAGCGTGTAATGCAACCTGAATTTGGTTGTAATTTAAGACAAGCTATTTTTGAGCAGATTGATGAGGGTGGTGTGTATGAATTTATACAAAACGAAATAGAAACTTCAATACAAAGATGGTTGCCATTTGTAATAGTAAATAATATAGTTGTAGATTCCGATGCAAACTCAAAAGATAATAATAGAATAAGTGTTAAATTGGATTATACCTTATCATTTGCTGGTAACAATTCAAGAGACTCATTAAATATAACAGTATAATATGGCACTACTACCTACCGAAAAGACTTGGGGTAAAAATAATAAGGAGATAAAATATCTTAATAGAGATTTTGCATCTCTACGTCAATCCCTTATTGATTTTACAAGAACTTACTACGCAGATACTTTCAACGATTTTAACGAAGCATCGCCGGGTATGATGTTTTTAGAGCAAGCAGCTTATGTGGGTGATGTTCTTTCTTATTATACAGACGCGCAATTAAAAGAATCTTTTATCAATTTAGCTGGTAACTATAAGAATATAGTAACTCAAGCTCAAAATTTAGGATACAAACCAAAATTATCTCGCCCAGCAACAACTACACTTTCCGTATATCAAACCGTTCCAAATATAGGAACCGGTGTAAATAACAAACCAGATTACTCATACGCTTTAAAAATAAAAGAAGGTATGCAAGTAAAATCTGGATTAAATAATGAATTAACATTTATAACAACCGATGATGTTGATTTTAACGATGCATACGAAAGAGAAGTTAGTGTATTCCAAACATCTGGTACTGAAACATCTTTATATCTTTTAACAAAGAAAGTAAAAGCAATAAGTGCAGAAGTTAAAACTGAAACATTTAATGTTGGTGATTTTACAAAAAATCCAACTTATACAATAACTGATACTAACTTTGTTGGTATAGAAAAAATAGTAGATTCAAATAGTAATGTATATTATGAAGTTCCATATTTGGCTCAAGAAACAATATACACTAAAACTCCAAATGTAGAATCAAATGACCCGGAATTGGCACAATATCGTTCTACCACTCCTTATTTATTAAAGTTATTAAAAACTCCACGTAGATTTACAACAAAGGTTATAGACAACGAAACCGTAGAAGTTCGTTTTGGTGGGGGTAGTGGATTAACTAGTGATGAGTTACTAATACCATCTACTAAAAATGTAGGATTAGGATTAAATAATTCAATAGATAAGTTAGGTGAATCGTTTGACCCAACTAACTTCTTAAAAACATCTACATATGGTATAGCGCCATCCAATACAACTTTGACTATAACTTATTTATCCGGTGGTGGTATAGGTTCAAATGTATCTGTTGGTGATTTAAGAACATTAGGTCTAATTGAATTTGATGAAGACCTTTTACAATATACACCAATTACATTACCATTATATAACCAATCAAAACAATCGGTAGCAGTTACTAATTTAGAGCCGGGAGTTGGTGGAGCAGGTGTTGAAACATTAGAAGAAATTCGTGAAAATGCAATTGCTAATTATGGTTCTCAAAATAGAGCTGTGACCCGTAAGGATTTTGAGGTAAGAACATTAGCAATGGATTCACAATTTGGTAGTGTGGCAAAGGTATTCGTTCAGCAAGATACTGCATTAGATGATACAAAAATCCAAGCCGTTTTAAGAGATGATACTGCTAAACAACAATTTTTAAATTTAGTAAAAGCATCAGTAGGAAAAACTGATACTGAAATAGGTGACCAGTTAGAACGATATGTTTTACAACAAAAAACTATAAACGCTGAATTTAACAATCCGTTTGCTATTAATATGTATCTGTTAGGATACGATGTGAATGGTAATCTTACAGTATTAAACGATGCAATCAAACAAAATCTTAAAACATATTTAGAAGAATATAGAATGTTGACGGATGCGGTTAATATGTTAGATGGGTTTGTTATTAATGTGGGGATAAACTATGAGGTTACAATTTATAGTAACTATAATAAGAGAGAGGTATTATTAAAAGCAAACAACGCATTAAAGAATTATTTTGATATTACTAAATGGCAAATAAACCAACCAATAAATTTAAGTGAAATTGAATTAGAGATAGCTAATATAGATGGCGTTTCGGCAGTTCAAAAAGTTGAGGTTATAAACTTAAAGGGTGGTAATTATTCAACTTATGGATATAATGTAGTAGAGGCAACTCGTAATAAAATTATTTATCCATCGTTAGACCCTGCTATTTTTGAAATTAAATTCCCAAATACTGACATTAAAGGAAGAGCAATATAATGAACTTATTTTACACCGCTTCATCGGACGCAAGCATATACTTACAACAACCATACCAAAATACTGGTATAGATGAGATATTAGAAATATCAAAACAATACTATGGTGATACAAAGGATGTTGCTCGTTCTTTAATTAAGTTTGATTTAACTGCCATATCTCGTAGTATATTTGCAAGAGAAATACCATCTGGTTCATTTACTGCATCGTTAGAATTAAAGTTAGCAGAAGCAAATGAAATACCTGCAACTATAACATTACAA